AGTCGTAGCTTTGTTCCTGTTGCATATATCACCCGTAAAAGGTTGTAGCGGTTACGTTTGCAGGCAAACCTACATAAATCCCGTTTTCCGCAAGGATGCCTTCGCCGGGAACGAGTATAGAGTACGCCGTAGGATTGTAGGTATCGGCTTCTAACAGCAAGGTCATATAAACCGTCACGTTACCTGTACCCGAGGCTGCCGTAGTAACCGTAAAGGTGGTGGCATTAGCAGTAAGCACCGTATACGAACCGTCCACAGCGGTACCACTAGTAAAATCTAGAAATACCCTATCACCGGCAACAAGATTATTTGCTACTGTGACGGTCAGCGTGGTTGAGGTGATGCTGTACGTACCTGCTTGCGGGTCGTTCTCCATAAAGAGGACGTTCCTCTGTGCCGCAGCCGCATTTGCAGAGATAATAGCCCCCTTCAGGCGCGTACGGGAGCCATACGCAACGCCTGAAGCGCCCAAATGTTTGGATTTGACATCATATTGCATACCCATCAGTATTCTCCTTCTTAGAGGTTGTTACCGATTACGAAGCAGTAGTAATTGCAGCCCAGCCGGTCGTGCCGTTGGTGTTGATGTATGCACGGTCGCCTACACCCGAACCATCGCTACGCAGGTAGAGCGAACCCTTAGCTGCTGCAACAGTCGGAGCGCCTGAACCCATATAGATGCCCATACCAGCGGCGACGTTAGTGCCGATGAATGCAGAAGCACCGCCAGCGGTGAGGCCCGAAGCGCTACGAGCGGTAACCGTGCTCGTTGCAGCCAAAGAAGTTACCGAAGTAGCTGCACCGAAAGTGCCGGTGACTGTTACAGTGCCGGTCGAGCCGTCGATTGAAATTGTTTGGAAGCCGTTCTCAGAACGAACTGGACCGTTAAATGTGGTATTAGCCATGATTTATCTCCTGTGTAGTAGCACTCGTACGTACCGTCTCTACTAAGTCCGCTGGGCCGGTCGGTACGAATATTGTTCCCTAGTAGCGTAGATATAGCACATATAAAAAAGAAGGGAAGAGATTTCTCTCCTCCCTTCCCCCCGTTCCCTTGAGCTACGCTCTCGGGGAAACTTATTAGGCTGCGCCTTCGCTGCCGTACATACCCAGAGGGTCTGACCAGCCGAACGAATAACGCTCACGAGCCTTGTAACGTACGTTACCAGTATCGAAGTCACCGTCCATGCCCGTCGCCATTGGCGTACGAACAAAGTGCTTCAGACCGTTTGGCACGTCTGTGGTCAAGAACCAAGCATCCGTGTCGGTCAAGAAGTGGTTTACAGCGTATCCTTCTGGGATCGAGCCGTTTGACTTCAGTGCGTTGATGTCGTTGTCCGCAGTCGAAACGCGAAGTTCGGTTTCGAGCAAGCGAGTAGCAACAAACATCAGGCTTGGTGGTACGACGAGCTTACGCGGTTTAGCCGCGATGAGCAGGCCACGTTCATCCGTCCACGCTGCAATCTGAATTACAGCCGCTTCAAGCGACGTTTCGTTCAAATCAGCAGGAGTGCTTGGGATGTTCGAGTTCGTGCCACCAGAAACCAATGGGTGTGAAGCCGAGAACAATGGAACGCCGTCGCCACCGGGATAATCGGTGTCGAAGCCATTGTTCAGGGTTGCAGCAGCCTTGGTCTGCTTGGTGTAAGCCATGGCGCGAGCCAGTGCCTTCGTGTAACGCGACGACAAGGAGTCGTACAAGTTATCTTCAATCGCTTCTTCCGTCAGCGAGAACCCGAGGGCAATCGTTTCGTGGTTGTAGCGAGCGGTGAAGACTTCCTGTGCGTTGTCATACGCGATGGCCGAACCTTCGTTCTTAACCGGAGCAGCCGAGAAGCCCGACAGCTTGGTTTCTTCTTCGAAAGAACGCTCAGAAGTCTCTGTTTCGTAGATTTCTTTGTGCTCTTCGCCGTAACGTGCATACTCAAGGCCGAACAAAGCGTTCAGTCCGGGCAACAGTTCTTTAAGAAGTTGTGCGCGTGAAATTGCCATTGTTCAGTCTCCTTATGCCAGACCGGTTGGGTTGAGGTAGCTGTGGGTGCCTTGGTTCCACTTGACGATAACTTCGGTGTAAGAACCGGGGCTACCTGCCAAAGCAGTTTCAGGGACAACGTCCACAACGCGGATAGGCCACGTCGAAGTAGTACCTTCAGTCGAGTCAACACCGACCTTAGAGTTACCAGTCGCAGTTGAACCTACGTTGTTCGCACCATTTGCCAACTTCACGTTCGAGCCAACAGCGGCTTGAGTGAGGTAGCTAACGGTGTTCGAGTTGGTACCAGCGCATACAGCAACCTTAAACAACGCATCAGGGTCTTCCTGAACGTATGCTGTGATGTCGCTGATGCTCGTGGTGCCGGGGTAGTACTGACGGAATGTCAAACCAAAGGTTGGGTCCGTATAGGTACAACCGAGGAAAACACCGACAGGGGTGGCCGAGTCTGTACCAGTGTCCTTGCCAACAGTACCGCCTGCGAGCAACTTAACGACGTCACCATAGAAGATGGCAGTCGAGGAGTTAACCGCGATTGGAAGTTGACGAGTAGCACCAGCAAAAACCTGTCCGCCGATCAAATTGATCGGGATTAGCCCGTAAGGGCTGGTAACAGAAGGGTATGCCATTTTATAGCTCCTTTAGCTATTTGCCTTTGCCAAATGACGTCGTAGACCGTTTTTCCCTAAAGAGTGGCATACGAGCGTCGTTCTCACGCATGAAGTTATTGTCCACGGAGTCCATCTGAGACTGATTTTTAGCAGCAAAGTATTCCTTACGCTGACGCATCAGTTCTTCCGGTGCCTTGCACAACAACAGTCCTGCGACTTCGATGTTGTCTTTGAAACGGCTATCAGGGTCTACCAACATCTGGAACTGAGGTTGTTCCTTGATGCTAACTGGCTCCCAACCTTCCCGTAGTTTGGACGAGATATTGCGAGGGTCGTTTTGGCCCATTGATGCTACACGTATCCAACGATACGCATAACCAGCTTGCTTGTCCGGTTCTGGCAGGGTCGATGCCGGTTGCCATACTTTAGGACGTTCAGCTTCTGCACGAGTTTCACGAGGGGCGCGGGTCAAACCCGATTTACCTTCTAGGGCGTCAATAATATCAGTCATTTTAATTCTCCATCTTCACTAGTTCACGGGCATACTGTTCAGCTGTTAAGCCTAGACGTTTTGCGATTGCCAACTGGGACTGTTTCAACACAATCTTTTTGGGGGACCGTGTTCGTGAGGCTGGAGCAACGACCGATGACGCTTTTTGTTCGCGTGCAGCGGGCTTGGTGTCACCGTAATCCATTTCATCTCCGAAGTAATCGGAGAAGCGACGGCGCATAGTTTTGTCTACAACGCCCCAATATTCGTCGGTGCCTGCAAACTGCGGGCCACGTTCATTTATGAGCCTCTGGTGAAGCCCAAGAGCAGTTGCGGTCATTTCCGGGTCTGTACCATACCACGTATTGCGCTCTTGCCACGCCATAGTTTTCTGGTCAGGCTGCGGAATTTGCACCTGCTGTTGAGGTATTTCTACCTCCTTATCTTCCTCCTGTAAAGTAGGACGATAATTATTTATTTGCTGCATCCGGTAGTTAACTTCAGCAAGCTTCTCTTGAGCGTCTGCTAGACGGTCTGCATCACCTGACTCGTAGGCTTCTTTAAACTCACGTTTGGCTGCAGCAGCCTCAAACTCCGCAGTTTGTTTATAGCTACCAATTAGCGACTGTTCGCCCTGTGCTAGTGTATTTTTTAACCTGCGGTTCTCTTCAAGAATACGTTGCGCAACAGAAAGAGCTTCTGTCTTTTCACGCATCTCGCGTTCTTTTTCACGACGCTCGTCATGCCAGACTTTCTTCATCTGCTTCAGACGTGTCTTTACCTTGTCGGAATAGTCTTCGAGCTCATCAGCTTCCAGTTCTTCAACAAGTTCCTTCGGCATTGGCTCACGGCCACGATCTGCTTCAGGGGTATCATCTTCAATTTCAATTTCGGGCGTATTAGCCTCAGAAACGGGGGTTTCGTCTTCGACTTCGTAGGAAAAATCCTCGAAGTCATCATTCTGCATGGTCATTTTACTTCTCCTTGTACGGGTTACGTCCGTTAAGCGCGGGAAATACCCCGTGGGTCTTCAACAACACCTTCTACACTGTCGTCGTTGATTAGGCGGAACTCACGACCGTGAATTTTCACACGGCTACCTGCCATTGGGCGGGTCAGAATGAAGTCACCTTCTTGGCACCATGGGCCAGACGGGAAACGTTTCTCGTCCTTGTAGCAATCTGGACCCATCTTAAGCACCATAAGCACTGGGGTAGTGAGTTCTTCATACTGCTTGGTAGAGTCGGCCTTGAAGATACCGCCAGCGGTCTTGTCTTCGACTTCAGGGATAGCACACAATATGCGATAGCCTGATGGGTCTGGAAGCTGCTTGGCTTTCTTATCGTCAGTGTCGGGTAGGACTGTTGCGTCCTCGATGTTATTTACGTCCGTAGCCAGAAAAATCTCTGGTAGTACGGGGAGAGTATTGTCCTCTTCAGTCATCGTCATGTTCCATTCTTTGTGCGGTTTCAGCGATGAAACCGTTTGACATCA